GAGCAACGCAAATGAATCTCTATATTATCAGCAATGTTCTTTGGGATGCTACTCGTGGAATGTGTGTAATTGCTGCTGAATCTATGTCTCATTGTGAAGAGATTTATGTGAAAAAGTTTGAGCATTGTGAGATGTGGTCAGGTGATGAGATTATTGACGCACAAACAGATTTTAAGGATGGAACATTTCAGGTGATTGAAAACATCAATCATCCCGCAGGTGTTATTAATTATGTTTTTGGAGGAGGTTGAAATGACTCAACTTATTGACCCTTCTGATCCACGCTATTTCCGTCAAACATCTGACGAACCTTATCTTCGTCACGATTACAAAGTTGTCAAATCTACTGGTGAATATACCATCGTTGATAACTATGAAGATGTGCTGAGAACGTGGTTTGAACACTCTGGTAATTTTCTTAGTCATGTTGAGGTTCTAGACCATAAAGAACCAAAGAAAAAAAATAAAAAAGGATTCTAATGAACACATTAACACCAGCAGCTCTGCGTATTATCGGTAGTATTCTATTGATCGTTGGATATTTTATTCTTCTTTATGTTGATGTCAAAACTGGTTGTTGGTTTCGTTTGATTGGTGATCTTGCTATGATGCCATTTGCGATTCATATCAAGACATGGGATATTGTTGGATTGCAAGCATTTTTTGCTGTCATTGATGCCACTAAGATTGTTCAGTTATCCGTATGAAATTTGACATTACAATGGAAGATTATGGTATAATTATTAATGCACTACACTACTATAAAAAGGTAAATAAACGAGGAAACTTTCAACAATATGATGAGACAAAAATCAATAACTTGAGAGATAAACTTGCATATCAACTGGTATGGGAACAATAAAACAACTTAATACTGGTATCTTAAATCTCACAGTAGCAATCATTGATTTCATTTATCGTGGACTGCCAATACAACGATTCTGGGTGTTGGAAACGATTGCACGTGCTCCTTATTTTGCTTTTCTAAGTGTGCTACATTTGAGAGAAAGTTTAGGACTTAGAACTGATGTACATTATTTTTTAATGAAAGAACATTTCGCACAAACGATTAATGAAACCGAACACCTTATTGAAATGGAAAAACGCGGTGGAAATCATCGTTGGTTTGATCGGTTTTTCGCTTATCATTTGGTTCTTATCTATTATTGGATTCTGGTGGTCTATTATTCTGTTGCTCCTGTTTCTGCTTATCACTTAAATGCGGGCATTGAATATCATGCAACAGAAACCTATTTGGATTACCTCTGGAATCATCAAGAGGACACTAAGATTGCAGAAATTGCAGTGGATGAAATGAATCACTATATAGAACTTACAAGAGCCATGGAGATGATTTAGAACTCATGATTACATCTTTATTTGCACTGGTCTTTGCCGTGCTACAATTTGTTCAAGTACCCCAGTGGGATAATGATTGGAAAAAATGTTCGGTTGCCGTACCTGACACTGCTTGTCATTGGTACGTCGTCAATCCTGATAATACATTCGGCAAGGGATTTTCTTGGATTACCGCGCCCGTCTACGACGTTGCAGCAGTGTATGACATTGGAAAAACACACGATCTCACCGTCGCAAAAGGATTCCAAACAACTGTTGAATTAATGAACTCAGAATCTGGGTTAAAGTATGGAGATGATTACTAATGATTGATTGGACAACTCGATTTGAGTCTCTGTCTGACACCGAGAAGGATAAGATTGCATTGTTGCGTGTCATCGAGTGTACCAATGGTATTATTCAACATTCATTCCGCAGTGGAGATAGTGGTGCGCTCACAGTTGAAGAAACCAGAGAGGCAATGAAGTTTTCCATGGGATGTATGAAACAAATGCAAATACCATTGGGTGACAAGATGATTACCTTTGAGCCTGAAACAGAAGAGTTATTCACCGAAATGAGACGTTTGTATATCTCAGGTGCAAAACAAAACAATCAAGTTGATTTCAATGAGTTTCTGAAAGGATCAAAAGCTAATCTACTTGCAGTTGGTCGAGAGCGTATTCTGAAAGCAAGACAACTTGCTTTCGATCATATTGACGCACTGCCACCGCATACGCTAGAATGGGGATTATCATACATCTTCTCATTTGCAGGTTGGTTATGAATCAGATTACAAAAGAGCACGTTGATGAATATCTGATGCTAAACATTCTTGAACGATTGGATCACATTGAGAAACAGATTGATGATCTCATTGGTTTGTTGAACATTAAAGTTAGTGATCGAAATGAACGATGACACAAGACGATAAAGTAGCACTTAAAGAGTTTCTACGTGGTGCTGGTTCTATTGGTATTATTGTGGGAGGAGTTATTCTAATTATTTTTCTACTCCATCAGTCACAGAATCCTCCAGTTGAATCGCAATCTACCAAAGTGATTGGCACTTACAAAGAATGTGATATAATACAGTGGCATTACGGACCACTTGCTGAATACAAGTATTTCTTATATTGTCCTCCACCACGATGAACAATGACATGCCCTGGGTTAATCTGACTCAAGAAGAAGTTGAAGAACTTCGTACTAAGAAACAAGAACTCACACAATATGGAAAGGAGAAAATCCGTGAACTGGTGAATCAGGATATCATCGTGAATATGGATGGTGGTGTTGGTGGATCATGGGAAGTTCGTGAACAAAACCCAGATGAGATTGTGCTGGAAGATGTGAAGATGTTTCATCTGGAAAGTATGAACGAACGCAGTCTGTGGATTGGTGTCTATACTCAAGATGGTAAAATCTATCACTTGAATATTTCTGCTGATGGTGATAAACTGAGTTATTGGTGGAGTGATGAAGGATCAATCAAAATCGGACTAACTTGTAATGATGAAAATGACTTACACGGTATCGTATCTCAAACCAAAGAAGAAAGGTTACTCTCAACAAACAGCGACCTTTCTCAAGATTGAAGATGCAATTCTATGGGAGAAATATGTATCTCAACAAGGTGCAAAAGAATCTCAAATCCTTGTATCTTGAACATTGTTATAACGGATTTGATTCGTTAATACAGTAATATATTTTTTTATCTTGTGCCACTCTTCTGTAGGCATTACCGTCATACCATTTGGTAAATGCGTAATCTCTTCCACTCGTTCGATTGTTTCTACTCTTGGTCTCTTTTGTCCTGATTGTATCCAATGTAGATTTGATGCGTGATTATTCATCTTATCATCGTCTAAGTGTTCAACAACACGATTCTCTGAGTAACCATCACAGTATAAGTAAGCAACCAATCTATGAACGTAAAAGGATTTAGATCTCTTCTTAACTTTATCGTACACACTGATAGCAAGATACTCCATTCCTTTTGATTTTCGTGTATATTGTTTGAGTTTCTTATTCGTCTTGGTGTTATATACCTCTCCTTTTTCTGTTACCTCGATGTTTTCCAGAGAGGAATCTAAACTTCTCAAGGACTTCATAATCTACTGCAACAAGTTGGACTATATTATGTAGGATATTCTACTGCAACACCCGTTGGACTATGAAATAACCTAGTGTAACTGAGTTGGAGTAGAAATAAACGTGCAAATTAATCAAACTGAGAGTATAGTGTAACGAGTTGGAGTAGTGAAATACATCGTTGAAACCTTCGTACTTACCGTTGAAACCCTCATACTTACCGTCGAAACCTTCGTACTTATAGTCATCTTAGCCCGCATTGTATCAGATTTCGGCGCAAATGTCAATGCCCCGTAATATAGTGCAACGATCCGTTGGACTATGAGCATATATAATAGCGTCCCAAGTTCATATTTGACACGGCGCACTATATCTGCTATCATACATGTTGTATCGCACAGGTCTCTCATGATCACGTATGCACAGAAGCAAAAGTATCGCATCACTCTCGAAGTTGAAGTGATGGATGATTTTGACCCCTATCAGATTGAGTGGAAAAATGTACTTCTACTGGAGGGAAATGAGTCCTGCCAGGCATACATTGAGGACCTTACATTAATTGATGAACTTAAGTGGTAACCTGTGTGCCAGTTGAATAAGTGGCACAGAGGGGGTTGTGAGGACCTCTAATCCGTGCCACACTACGTTTGTTCCTGAGAGACCCACCGTGTTTGATGAACTCTGGCAGGAGATTCAAGACGCTCCTGGTGAGATCTTTGATCTTGACATTCCTGAACTTCGTGATAATGAGAAGTTCGATCTGAATGAGTATCTTGCCGCTGATTATGACTATTAATCTAATCGCTTCAATCGTTATTCGTTACTATCTGCACCATCATCACTGATCATGACTAAGTTTTTTGTTGGAATCGTTGTTGGCATTGTGTTAGCAACCGTTGGGTTCAATGGTATGGCACAACTTGGAAATCGTGCCGTGCAAGGTATTCAATCGTTCACTCTGAACAATTCAGTGCCAGATCACCAGTGACACTTAAGGAACTGGCACAAGCCCCCTTGTGTTCTGCCTGAATCCGTGCCATATTAAAAGCATGAAGAACACTCACATCGAACACCCCGAAGATTCCATCCTTACGGGTGATCTTTCCGTGCTGGATTGGTTCACTGCTCGTGGCACTCTGAGCGTGAAGATTGATGGTGCTCCTGCTATTGTCTGGGGTCGCAATCCTGCCACTGGTAACTTCTTCGTGGGCACCAAAAGTGTGTTCAACAAAGTTAAAATCAAGATCAATGAAACGCACACTCAAATTGATCACAATCACAGTGGGCGTGTTGCTGATATTCTACACGCTGCCTTGGATTATCTTCCTCGTACAAACAGGATTATTCAAGGTGATTTTCTTGGGTTTGGTGGTGTGGATACTTTTTGCCCCAATACGGTCACTTATGTCTTTCCTGAAAAAGTAACTGCTAAGATTGTCGTTGCTCCTCATACTCGTTATGAAGCAAACGACGATCTTCGTGATAGTTGGGCAATTCCTCTCACTGTAAATCTGGAGAGCACGGATGATTGTTTGTTCGTGAAACCTGATGCCTACATTCTGCACGGTCAAACGTCGTTCGCTGATGTAGAAGAAGTCTGCAACTTTGCCCGCCAGATGTCAACTGCGTGTGAGTTTGCAACTGTCAAGGAAGCGGCAAAGATCAAACAACAAATCAATGCCTGCATTCGTGTCGGTACTGATGTCGAAGACGGTTTCATTGATTGTGACATCAATCTGATTCGTTTGTGGAAGTTGGTGAAGTCAATCAAAGAAGATTGTCTCTTCCTGTGCCGCAACAATGGTCCCGCAGCATACCTGAACGGCGACAGAGTTGATGCCGAAGGTTACGTTCTGTCCAACGAGTTCGGTACGTTCAAACTGGTCAATCGTGAGGTCTTCAGTAGAGCAAACTTCAATAGCGGGCGCTTTCAGTGTGCCAGTTAAAGAAGTGGCACACAGGACCTTCCAGAGGGGTCTGGTGGGGTTATATTACAGGAGTCATCGAGATCTCACATGAAAGACATCCGAATCGAAGTTCAAACTTACGATGGTTGTATCACGATTTGGTACGAGCGTTCGAAGTTAAAGAATGCCTGTGATGTGATCTGCAAGCGTGTTAACAACCAACTCGCTGGTTTGAATCTCAAGCGTGTCGAAGTTTCTGTGATCTGATTATGGAATTCATCAACTACGTTCGTTCATTCTATGGTCCTGGTGGCATTTATGACATGAAAGCAACGGATGCAATGATCATCGACGCCACCATACAGTACTTGACAACTCCTGGCACACGTTGGTGCGATGGTGATAGTTTCGACCGCGAACATGTTCGTGATATCATGATCAAACGGTTCGGTCTTGTGCCAGTCTAGGAAGTGGCACAAGGGGGGTTGAAATGCTCCCGAATCCGTGCCATATTATAAGAGTCAAAGGAATCCACACAATCATGCTCGAAATCATCCTGGCATCGGTAATCGTTGGCAAAACACAAGTTGGACCCGAACAAGTTCGCTATGATCTTCTCACGAAAAACAACCAAGTTGTTGTAGTTCATGAGAACACTGTGCAGCGTATTCTTGAGATTCAGTGATCTTATTGTTCTTGAACTTTTCACTCTAACTAACATCAACTCATGAACCGCCAACAACTCCAAGACACCTATG